ATGATATCCACACTTTATAGATACAAATATAACAATCTGATTTTAAACATTTTGTATTTTACTATTAATAATTGGTATTAATCGAAGTTTAACTTCTCTAACGCCATAGTTTTTAATAGAATCAGATATATCTTTACTCATAGGTAATAAAGATATTTCAACTTCTTTGTATTTTTCTTTATACTTTCTCATTGATTCTATGCCAGCATCATCATTATCAAAGATGATAATCACTTTTTTATAGGATTTGATGTATTGCTTCATTAGTTTAGAATCAATTAAAGAGTTTTCAGAATCAGGTGCTATAATATCTATTTTTAAGTTTAAACTTTTGATAGACATTATATCCTTTAAACTTGAAGTTATAACTAAATACTTATGTTTTTCAAGTTGTTCAGAACCTTGTATGTAATCAGAAACTTTAAGAAACTTTTTATCTAGATTTTTTGGTTGATAAATTTTGTACAATGACTGATCATTTTTAAAATAACCATAGAGATTAGAACCTGCTATATCTAAATTTATATCACCAAATTCAGTTTGTTTAGAAATTGTATAACTACTTAATGGTTTTACATTGTAATAATTTAATAATTTACTGCCAATATTGAATTTTGTCCAAAACAATTCATCTTCCTTTGACCAATCTCTAATATGATAATTAGTCACTTTAAATTTAGATTGTTTTGTAAATGATTTGTTTTCAATATTACCGTCATTCAGCAATACAAATTCATTATACTTGTCTATTATAAGTTGTGAGAAAGCAGAATAATCAGAAGTTTTATATAGTTCTTTTACTAGTTGTATACCATTACCGTATTTACCAGTGGAGAAATCTTTAAATCTGTAGTCTCCTGTTTTCACATCCATATAAATACACATACTAGGTGTACGTTCATCAGGATTAAATAAACTTTTAATTTTAATATCCTGTCCGTTTAATTTCTCTTTTAAATTACAAAAAGTCTCAAATATCCACGTACTAGGGACATCTGAAATTTTATAAACAAGATTTTTTACATTAAACATAAAATAAGTTAAAAAAATAGGGGGTGTAGAAACACCCCCTCTAAATTAAAACACATGAAATATACAGAACTAAGAATTACTACATTTGAAAATCATCAGTAGATGGTTCAAAACCAGATACTTTTTGATTTTTGATTTGCTTATAATGATAGATGTTATTTTTATCAAACTTATCTAGTTTAGCATCATCACTATTTACAAATTTATACTTGGGAAGACTAAGTTTAACAGTGATTTTACCATTATATTCTTGTTCTTCACCTTTAATAAACCAATAAAGATCTTTGTTCTTAATGATATTTATCACTTGAGAAACCCAATCTTCAATGCTATTTGCAGATACATTGTCAATTTCATCACGAACTCCTAACTCGGTTGCAATAACAGTGAGTTTATATAGGATTTCATTCTTATTGATATTAGACTCATTAAATTGATCTGTCCATACAGTTGCACTAACTCTACCACTTTGACCTTTAAACTTAGGACCATTATCATCACCTTTGGTTATACTCCATCCCTGAAAGTCTTTTATTTCAGGTGTTTCAAGTATTAACTCTAATGATTTTTTACCTGTGTTAGCTGACACTTTGAGTGAGCCATCGAACACGTGTGCATATACAATACCTGGTTCAATGTTTTTGTTTACTCCTGTTGATTTTGCTTCTTGACCTTTTGTGTTAAACATCTTGTTTTGTTTTTAATTTTCGTATTCTGTTATTGCTTTTTTTACAAATTGTAAATCATTGGGTATTTCAAAGTCTGAAAACATACCTTTTGGTGATTTACAAGTATTCTCACCATTGTTCTTGGTTTCAAAGATATAACGAATATTTCCATCTTTATCTTTTTTAACCTTACCAAATAATACAATACTAAATAAACCTTCTAAACTAAGTTTTTCATCTACCATCTTACCAATAGTTTTAGCTTTAACTCTTCTCTTGCCTTCCATATCAGTAGATTCTTCAGCATGAGTTAAAAAGAAAACCATTAAATCATCTCTAAGATCTTTTGGATACCTAGATATTTTTGCTAAGTGTGCACCAATTTGAGTAAATTTCTCATAACCTTTCTCGTCACTCCTATCAAAGAATTCAAATGATGACATATATTGAAAGTCATCAATTACAATAGTTTTGATTTCAGGACGTTTTTCACTCACGTATTTCATAGCTGCCTCTATTTGATTAGCGGTTGAGCCATTATACATATTACCACTTTGGTTGTCTTTAGTCCAAAATGTATACTTTTTTTTCCATCCTTTAAATGGCAATGGTTTATTTGCCACATTGATGATAAAAGTTTCACTTGGATCTAAGTTCTCAATACTGGTAGATTTACCACTCCCTGGATCTGCGATAATTAATACACTACTTGCCATATGTTATTGTTTTCTTTTTATTATATCGTTTAACCATATTTTATTACTCACAGGCATATTAAAGAATATAGCAACTACATCTTTTATAGTGAGGTCAGATAGAGGTGCATCATCTACAGATGATGCTACATCTGGTTTAGATATAGAATTATCTACAGTGGGAGTATTAATAACTGCGTTTGTATCAGATATAAATTTAAGTTCATCAAGGGGAACAAGAAACATAGCTTTGGGATTCATTTCAAATTCTTCCTCAAAGTTTGTATTGAAGGGTATTTTATATACTCTTCTATCACTTTCATCTACAGGTTCGTATGTATCACCCTTTACAAGTTCAAAATAAAAACCATTTTTCTTTTTAAATTCTGATGCAAAAATTCCTACAACTGGTTCATTGTGAAAGTTTTTGAACGGAACTTTAATATTAAAGTCTCCAACAGGAATATTTAACTTAGCTATTAAGTTTTTGTGATAGTTCCTGCTTTTTTCAAGTTGTTGTTCTCTTATTGTTTTTTCCATTTTACAAATTGTTTTGAATGTCTGTGTTAGGTATAAAAGGTTTACCTGCTCCTGTTTTTAAGTTTGGTACTTTTTTCTGATTTGATAGTCTATTATAACCCAATCCTGAAGGATTACTCACTTGTGGTTCAATAGTTTCTACTGCTCTACCTAAATGATACTGTGCTTCTAAGAATATAATACTATTATCACCTTTACTATGTCTATTCTTAATAATATGAAGTGCAATACTAGTATCAGTCATAATATATCCCTTATTACCATATATAGATACACCATTTGGTTCAGGTCTATTCATAACTAAAACCATATCAGAACCTTGCATAAGTGCATCACCACCAAATATATCTGTAGATGTGGGATAATTCACAATACTTCCAGGTACTTTTCTATTAGGATCATCCATACTTCTATTAAGCTGGGTAATCATAAATATTATAACAGGAATATTGTTTTTTAGATTCATTAAATATTCTGTAGTGTTATACAGAGTTTGTATCTTCTCTTTTTCATCAGCACCTTTTTTTATTAACCAACTGTGGTCAATGGTAACAATCAAAGGTTTTGAACCCAGTTTTTCATAATATAAATAAATAGCTTTTTCTATCTCTTTTGCAGATAGAGGCTTAGTTACTTGTATTCTATATACTCCTTTACTCTCAAGTTCTTTTGTTTCTTGAATTAGTTTTTTCATAAGTTCATATGAAAAAGCATCTAATTGTTTGTAACTACTTAACACTTGATTATAGTCTAATCCAGTAGCAACAGCAAATGCTCTACCTGCTGAAGTTTCTGCTCTCATCTCAAATTGGAATTCTAAAATATTAAAATCTTGGTCAGGATTATTTTTTTTAGATTCACCTAAGATTTGATTTACTAACATAGTTTTACCTGAACCAGGTCTAGCACCAATAGTTATCATAGAACCCCAGTCAATACCATTTAATCCAGAGTCATTTAAACCATCCCAAGGAGTTTTAAATGACCTCACTTTACCTTGCATTCTTTGTTCTACGTAAAGAAGACCTTGTTCAAGTATTTCAGAATACAACTTTGCACCATAAGGTCTTTCTTTTTTTTCTTCTTGTTCCATTAAATATTTTGGGTTGAAGCGTGAGAAAGTCCATAATAATATGCTTTGTCCATCATATTATCAATAATTTTTTTAAATGTAGTAAATGAAATTGTTCTTAATTCATTGTCTTCTGTGGGAGATGTCATTTCTAAAAATAGCTTTTTTACTATTTCATCATGACTTACTGGCTCATTGTTCATCAAATTTATTATTTATTATTGACAATATCAAAAAATTGTGAATTAAATTGATTCATCATCTAGTAATAATTGACAATAATCTGCAAGTTTGGACATTTGTTCTTTTGTAGTAATGTTAGTTTTCTTTATAAAATAACTACTAGTAACAGTAAATCTGAATTCATCTAAGCTTTTTAGATGTAAATAATAATGTGTGGCATCTAAAACAAGTTCCCAAGTATATTCAGGATATGTTTTGAAAAACCATACAAACTTATCTTTTAATTCATTTACAGATTGTCTTGCTAACTCACCAGAGGGTAATCTTTTTAAGGGAAAGAGTTCTCTATATTCTTTTACTTTTTCTAAGAAATCTTCTCCTAATACTAATTCTGTAACTTTTTTCTTTCTTTTGGCAAGATACATTTCAAACTCATCTAGAATAGCTATTGCTTTTGGAGTGAGTTGATTGTCTTCTGTTAAGAGATTTTTGTTTTTTGAAATTAGTATTTCAGCATTTTCATTAATAATGTTTGTAGGTTTTATTTTACTCCTACAACAATCTAAAAAATATAACTGATTAGGACTGATGTTCCATCGTATCGCTACTGTCCATAGTTGGTGACTCATTATAATCTACATTTTGTTGTTTAATATGTTCAAATATTACATTATACTTATTTAGGAAACTATCGGAGTAGTTTATAAGATTGTCAAAAAGTTTTAGATTATGGATGATAGTAGTATGGTCACTTTTATTAACACTTAAAGCAATGGTTTTCAATGAATAACCCATTTTTTTAGCAAAAAAACAATATATAGCTCTTAACTCTACAATTTCTCTTTTTCTAGAACTGGTTTCAAGAAGATATTTCTTTTTTCCAATAACAGGTAAGAATGGTTCAAAAGCTTTTTTTAATTGTTCTAAATTTATAATAGACAAATATTGTCTTCTGATTTCACAATTTACAATTACAGTGGGGTAGTAGTTAAATTTTTTAAAGAATTCACTTTTGAATTTGTTAACCATATTTAATTTTATGGTACTTGAATAATCTTTTACATTCATAAACTTTATAAGTTTTATTAACAAATATATGTAAACTGATCATTTTTCAGTATATTATATTGTAGATTGTTTCAAAGATCTACATAAATAATATTTATAATTTTTTATTTTTTTTAAGATGCCTGTAACATTAACTTATTACGCTCAAGAAGACAAATATGGTTATCCTATTCCTGGTACCATGATGGCTACATCTTATTCTTCTGTTCCTAAACCAGCTAATATAGTAACTATTCCCGCACAAAACGTAGTTTCATCTAAAGTGCATCCAAAGGGATTTAGGTTTTTTGTTCGTAGAAAAGCAGACGGAAGTATTATACCTAACTCACTTTTTATAGGTACAAAAGCTCCTGCAACTGGACTTTATTACGAATTTAAAATAGCCTAATTTCTTCAAACACTTTTAACGTTTTTACAAATGACACGTACTGCGATAGAAAATATCAAGATATGGTTATTTCCTTCAGTTATTAGCTTGTTAGCTGCCGTAATATGGCAGGATGTAAATGAAATAAAATCAGATGTAAAAGCATTAATAGCTCAGTCTGCAACAGATAAAACACGTATTGATAATTTGGAAAAACAAATTGAAAATTTAAATACAAAGGTTTTTATGGGTGAAACAAGTAGTAATAACTTGCCAAATATACCACAAAAACCCATTGCGTTTTATAAATCTGATATAATTATTGAAAATCCAAAAAAAAAGAATGGATACTTTAAACAGACAACCACTATTTAGTAGTATTTGGCGTAACATATTGAATCTCATTGTGTTATTACTTTTAGCTGTAATTTTAATAGAGATTTATAATAAAAAATCAACAAAAGTAGAACAACCTAGTGTTGTACATGATACAGTTTGGGTTAGCCATGATACTACAATCTACTCAAAACCCACTATAACAGAAACAATTCCTGTTATAATAACCTCAAGAGATACACAATACCTTCCTGACACATCTTATGTGGGATTAATTAAGCAGTATAATGAACTACTCACTGCTTATATGTCTAAAAATATAACAAAAGATAGTTTAAAGATAGATTCAATAGGATATGTTAAAACTATTGATACTGTTTTTAATAATAAGATACAGTCTAGAAGTTACTCTTACTCGTTAAAATATCCTGTTGTGACTAAAACTGTCACTTTACCTCCTGTTTCTAAGCTATTTGTAGGAGGTTCTTTGTATACACAAGGATTACAATCAGGTATACTTTATTTAGATAAGAAAGATCATTTATATGGTGCTAATGTAGGTATAGGTATAAATGGTCAACTTATATATGGAGTACAGAGTTATTGGAAACTGAAATTATGGTAACATTTATATTTATAGGAGTAGCCGCCATTTTTAATGCAATGATGGATATACTAGAAAATGAAAATTTTTATAGTAGTGTATTCAGAAATCTAAATGAGCGTTTTTGGTATAAACGTACATCTTGGAAATATGCTAAAAAAATAGGAGGATATAAATTAGATGCATGGCATTTATGTAAGTCAGCAATGATTGTATCACTAGTTTTAGCTATACTATTTAATAAACAACCATTTTCTTTAACTTATTTTATACTATATGGAGTAGAATGGAATATTGTTTTTGTATTCTTTTATAGTAAAATATTTAAAAAATAAACCAATGAACTTACCAAAATCGTACAGCTGGTTACAACAAGAAACAGCTCCTCGTCACCTACTCAAAGCAATAGAACTGTTTGGTACCACTGAAATAGTAGGACCAAAACACAATCCTGTAATACTTGGATGGGCAAAAGAACTAAACTTAGATTCTGTTTATAAATCAGATGAAATACCTTGGTGTGGTTTGTTTGTTGCAGTTTGTATACTAAGATCAGGTAGAGAACCAGTAAAAGATCCACTGTGGGCACTTAACTGGAGAAAGTTTGGTAATGTAGTAGCAGAACCTATGTTAGGTGATATACTAACTTTTACTCGTCCAGAAGGAGGTCACGTAGGTTTTTATGTTGGTGAAGATTCCACCGCATATCATGTATTAGGTGGTAATCAGGGTAATCAAGTAAGTGTTGTAAGAATATCAAAGATGAGAATGACACAAGCTAGAAGACCAAATTATACTAGTCAGCCATCTAATATTAGAAAAATATTTTTATCTTCAAATGGTAAACTATCAGAAAATGAAGCTTAACCCAAAATCAATATAAAATGGCAAAATCAACAAAATCAGATAGTTCAAGAAAAATATCATTTGGTAGGAGAAAAGGTGGCAAAGCTGCTAAAGTAAAAGGACCAAAAGATAAACCAGTAAGTAAATATAGGGGACAAGGTAGATGAAAAAGGGAGTAAAAATATACTCCCTTTTTTTTATTTTTTTATTTTACCAGTTTCATCAACACTTGATATTTTAGTTCCATCAAATACTATAAGTTGTTGATTCTCAGAGTATTGTTTCAAAACTTGTAAATTAAAATGATTAAATTTAGCACCTTTTACACCAATAAAAAATGCTTTTTCACTATACATACTGCAACAATCTTCTGCATCAGTTAATATAATACTATTACAATGAGTATGATTGATAATGTGGTTTATAGTACAATCAATTCTGGTACCACCTCCTGTACCTAACAAAGCTATATTGATAATATCATTTTTGACAGGTCTTACAAGAGTATCAAAACTGTATATATTATTTAGTAGATTTTGTTTAGTCATTTCTGCTATAAAAGACTTAGCAAAGTCTATTTTACTCATACTTTTTTGAGTAGCAGGATTCGTAATACCACAATAATCAGACATTGAACCACTAATATCAACATATATATTAATCTTACCCATATACTTATTATCCTTGATTAATATATCTTCAGCCATAATCTTTCTAAGTTTAGGATGAAGAGCTATATAATCATCTAGATTTGCAACATTATCACTATTAAACAAATCTTCATATATAGGATATGGTTTTGCAGAAAACTGATTTACAGTTCTATCTAATAGTTTCTTAAGAATGTTTTTAATTCCATTCGTAGACATTTTTATAGAAAGAATTGAATCTCCTATGTTGTTGATATTATCAATTGTAATATTTGCAGCATTTAAGTTATTGCTATGTTCAGTTGCATTATCAAAAAGCTTATCTTGAAGATCTTCAGGAATAGATTGATCTAATTTATTACAGATATTAGTAGCTCTTTGTAATGCTTGATCTATAGTTTTAGATCCACCTGTACTACTAATCATTTGATCAAAAGACTTTTCTATATCATTTGATGTAGGATCGTTATTAGAATTAAGATCATTCATCATATTTTTATGTTGCTCTGGATCAACTATATTTAAATAGGCTAATTTCATGCAATACTGAGAAATTAGTTCTCTAGTAAACATAGAAGATTTCAGAAGACTCTCTTGAGTCATAATCTTAGAAACAGGATTATTAGATTTCTCTATAAATTTATACTGTGTATTATTTTTATCAGTTCTATCCTCAAAATCAATATTATCTATTTTGTGATAAAACATTTTAAATATATCCCTTTGTAAGCTTTCAGGAAAGTTTCTAAATGTATCTAATACTTTAGATAAAAAATCAGATGGATCAATACTTTTATTACTTGGTATATTTTTAAGAAAAGAGCTTACTACATTACCATCTTTAATATAAGAATGTACTATTTTACTTAAATTTTTTTCATCTATATAGTGCATGTAAGGTTTTACAAGGTCTGTCTTTTTGTAAAAATTAACTTTAGAGAAAAGACCATCTTTTTCTTTATAATAAGACTGAATTTCTCCCTTTTTTACTTTCTCAAGGATTGTATAAACGTTTTTATATTGTTTCATAATAAGAGTTATTATAATATATGGAGAGAAATTAATCTCTCCATACATTAATTGTTTGAAAATCTATTTTACATCAAAGACTCAAGTTGCTCATCTGTGAGCTGTTTTTCTTTTCTTGCAGGATGATTATCAAGAACATAAGATATAGACATCTCTATTTCTTGTACTTGACTTTCGTCCATTTGGTTTCTTTGTGTATATGCATTAATTAAACTCTCAATTTCTCCAATTGCCAACTCCAGTTGATCGTTAGTCTTATAACTTTGTAACATATCAACCTTACTCATAACAGTTTTAACTTCCTGACTCATCAGCTTATTCTGAAGCTCAGAACCGGCAGTTTGAGATATCATGATCTGGGCAGTTTTTACAAGTGCTTTATCAATACTTACATTCCACACATATGTTACTGCTTTTGAAAGAGTGGGTACAAAAGTGAGAGTACGATCTGAACAATGACTATAACCCACTTCAAGATATTTCTCAAGCTTGTTAACAGGTATAACAATTTGATTCATTTCATCTTTAGAGGGGATGTTGATGTTGAATTTCTCACGATATTCACGAGCACCCTTTGTATAATATTTGGTTAATTCACCTGCAGATACACGATTAACTGTATGTTTCAACATAAATCTATCCCAGAAAGGAGAATTAGCTTCTTCTTTAGGAATTTCATTACAAGTTGCAATAAAGAGTTTCCACTTACAAGGAATCTTATGTTTACCGTTAAACAAAAATCTCTCGTTCATAACACCTAACATAGCATTACGAATAGCAGATGATGCTTTATCCACCTCGTTAATAATAACAATTTCAGCTTCTGCAATAGGGGTAGATAGTTCATACTTATTCTCTGTGAATAATTTAGAAATATCTGGCATACCCTTAATTTCTGATGCTTTGGTACCTTCATCAGTTTCTAGAATATAGATTTTGTTAGCAAAATCTTCTGCACTCATTTTACCATCTTTGTTTAACCATGCTTTTGCATATTCGATTACAGTTTTAGTTTTTGCTGTACCAGGAGCACCAACTAATAAACATGGAAGACGTGTTGCTTCTGCTAATGCGAGCATTTTAAATACTTCTTCTTTATTAATCAAAGAAGTTTCAATAGTTCTTACATCGTTTGCTGTTTTCTTAAGTGCAGTTTTAATAGTTGCCATTTTTGCTTTTTTACTTATTAATTATTAAAGTTCTTGGAATGCTGAAAAATCATCTACAGATGTTGTTTCTTGTACTAATTCAGGTTGTTTTACCACTTCAGTTTTTACAATAGGTGCTTCTACTAATTCTTGCTTGGTGTCATCAATAATATTAAAGATGGTTACAGTTGTTTCAGCATCTTTAAGTTTAGGGTGTTTTCTAATTACTGCAATTTGTTGTTCTTTTGCATTGTACTTACTCTCGATTGATCCGTATCCCAAATCATCTTTTTTCAACCATGTCATACCATTGTTGAGATCTTCCAAAATTTGAGACACATAAAGGTCTACTTTGTTTACTGCCATGTTTAACTGTTTATTTGTTTTTAATCTTGATAATGTTCTTTTTTTATTATTTCTAATGCTTCGTCTGCATTAACTACTTCAAAAGGACCGTATACTCTTTTTACAAATTGACTTTGACGAGCTTCTTGAAGGTCTCTTAAATCATAAAAACGTTTAACATAAATGCTACCATTTATATTTACATAACCCCACCATAATTGTTTATCAGCGTGAATATCAGCTATAAATATATACATTCCTTTAGGAAAATACTCTGGATGAAAGTTGCTATCATCATATTGAAAACCCCATTTATCATTAGCTTCTAGATATTGAGATGCAAACTCTTTAATAAATACTTCTCTAGCTCTACTATAGTCAAAAGCTTTTACATGTATCCAATGGTCACACATAGGATAACCATCTAGTAATGTATGATTTTGACCAAACGTAAAATAATAGTTATTCATTACCATTTAATTTTGTAATCTGACCCGTTGTTTTTTTCAATTATACTATTAGCTTTATTAAATACATCATTGTTATCCCAATTTTGTTTGGTATAAGCAGCAGATGCAGGATGACTTGCTTTTAGTATATAATGTGCAGGTGTAATATAACTTTCTAATTCTTGTGCTTTTTTACCTAATAGTATGAATATTATTCCTGAATTAGTATAACATATCATATCTAATATGTACATCATAAAGGGATGCCAAATATCATAATGAGTACCTGGTTTCCCTATTTCACAAGTGAAAGCTGAATTAAGTAATAACACACCTTGATTTGCCCAAGGTTTTAAGTCATTATCTTTAATCTGAGTGTCTTCAATACTTTCTAATATTTTTACTAAGCTTGGTTGTGGTTTATCAACTCTACTACAAGAAAATGCTATACCATCTGCTACATTAATTTGTGGATATGGATCTTGTCCAATTATTACCACTTTTAATTTATCAATAGGACAATTCTCAAAAGCTGAGAATACATACTTCAAAGCAGGAGTAAATCTTTTACCTGCTTTTGTTTCATCTTCTAATTTATTTATAACTTGTTCAAAATCAGAACTTTGTATAAAAGATCTAAGTTTGACATCCCATTTAGAAACACATAACTTTTCTATAAATTTTGTTTTAATATACTCTATATTATCAGAATCCATAATTGTTATTTACTTTTGTTAGAAATACATTTACATGTCTAAAATTGCAATGATTAAGAAAGATGCTGAAATAACAGTTACTATTGGAGCAGGTATGATACAATCTCTTCAATCTTTGTTATTTATGGTCTTGGGTTCAAGAACTTCAGAAGAAATTAGTGAATTAACTAAATGTATAGATGAAAAAAAAGAACCCACAGAACCGTGGGCTATTAATTCTATAAATGTAGTTAGACTATTAACAAGAATTGAAGAGATTGCAAAAGAAACTGATCAAATAGTAGAAGTAGACGAGTCTAATATAGAGGGTAATTAACTGTTTCACCTATTTCAATAGCAGCTTGTATGGCTAATGATAGTTCTTCTTTAGAACATTCACCAAAACTTTTTGCTAAGAAATACTCTTTACCAGATACTTCTCTGGCTATACAAAGACCTGCTCTATCTTTTACTAAGAGTTTCATGTTTTCAACTGTTTCACCAATGTGTGTAGACAGTTGTTTTATCATAACATGCAACTTAGCTAATTGAGGAAGAGTACCATCGTCATGTTGTATTTCATAGAAAGTTTCCACTATACTACCATCGGGTATATTTGATACAAACAATTCTTGTTGTTTCAATATACTTAATGAATAAGGATGAAGTGCTCCATTACGTTTAACAAACTTACCTGTAAAGTGATGATTCATTGTTAGTAGGAATTTTTACATCAAAGTATTTAATTTTATTTGAATCTAGGTCTTTGAGTGCTTCTTGAATCCAGTGTTCATCAACAGTATCTTTATAACATAGTATATGTATTGTTGATGTATTCTCTGGATTTAATCTAAGTAATCTACCTATTCTTTGAGAACTCTTACGCTCATTACCATATGAGTGCATTATAATACCTGATTCTAAGTTTGGTATATTTACACCTTCATTAAGCTGTAAAACACAAGAGAGTTTCATAATTTTATCTTCTTTAAATAACTGAAGATTTTGTTCACTCTCTGCGTTTTTAGAATGATAAGAATAATTGCAAATATCATCTGCTTGTTTTTGTGTATTACAAAACACTATGCATTTTAGATCTATTTCATTTAGTAAATACTTTGCATAGACTTCCTTTGTTTTATACTCCATCAAAGACTTCATCCTAAATATAGAATTCATTTGTCTTTCTCTTGGACTCCTTGATCTGTTTAGTTTATCAGTCCAATAGTTATAATTATTATACTCTGAAGTATAAAATTGACTATTTTTTAGATTAATAAACATATCATTTTTATGAGAAAGCTCCATTTTATGAACTATTATTCTATAATCATTTAATATTTCATCTGATATTGCATTATCAGTGATATAATTATAGAGAATAGGACAATATTGGTTTACTATCATACCCTTTTCAGAGTTGTGATATCTTGGAGGAGTACCAGTGAGACCAAGAATTCTTCCTGTAAACAAAGTCAAAAAAAACTGATGACTATTTAATAAACTATGGCACTCGTCTAATATTAAAATATCATAAGCATGAGGATTCCACTTATTTAAAGATAAGTAAGTGGTAAAATTTACATTATCTATATTTATATTAAACTTCTGTGCATCTGATTTCCATGAATCAAATATAGAAAGCTTAGGTGCTACTATTAAAATATTTAGTTTACCCATATTAGCTTTCTGAAAATGATCAATATAATTAAGACCAATGAGAGTCTTACCGACACCCATTGATATACCAAGACCACAACGTCTATTTTTAATAGATATTTCTAGTGCTTGTTTTTGAATTTCTTCTCTTTTACTATTCACATTTTTTAAATTAAACGATTATCAGAAAACCCTAATTCTTTAGCTTCTTGTGGATGTTCTTCTATCCATGTATGACAAGACCGACATACAGCCAGCCATGTAGAAATCTTATTATGATTTTCTCCACGACCAGCTTTATGATGTACATCGGTTGACTTATGGGTACAATCAACAAGTTTAGCTTGACAATTAGGAAACATGGATAAAAAAGCAATCCTTTTTTTAGTGTATTCTTCTCTTATGTCTTTCATTTTCTCACTAATTTTAGGGATTGATTTTGGTTTTTCAATATTATACCAACATTCTTTACAATATTTTTCTTTTCCATGTGATTTCCAAATGTACTTTGGTTGGTTACAACCAGCACATATTTTTTGTTTTGCTTGCATTTTTGTTTTTATGTAATACTAAAAAAATCTAATGGCAATATCCTAAATTTTACAAACTCTTTAGCAATCATTTCTTTTGTTATTTTCAATTCTCTAAACGAAGATAAGTTTTTAGTAGTTGGATCATATCCATTTACTTTAACAAACTCTTTTACAAAAGAAGAATGAGGAAATAGAATAGACATCAAATTATCAACACCTTTATTACTTACTTCTTGCTTCAAATTATTAAGTATTCTTTGTGCTTTATTGTACATTACAATAATTGTGTTCCTTAAACTTTGAGGCATTTTTTCTACTTCTTCTTTTGTATAAGCATCTAAACCATAAAGTGCTTCACAATATAGTTTATGTTGTTTAAAATTGAATTGAATTTCATTGTTTTGATATTTGCTTTTTTTAATATCAGTTTGAGAAAAAACCTTTGTGAATTGTTTATGTTCATAGGGAATCCATTTGTCTTTATTCATATCTCTGTAAGATATGATTATACCTTTTTCGTTTGCTGCTATAGTTTTGTTTGGATTATAATACATAAAATTAGATTTTTAAAAGATTTATACAAAGGTGTTATAATAAAGGGGGAAGTTGTTAAGTTCCCCCTTTATAATTTAGAAATAAGAGTTAGAGAGTAGTTTGTGAAAATATACCCATTTTTATGAGTTCTTTTTGAGCATTCAAAGCTTCTTTAATTTCTTCAGAATTTGTATGATCAATAAGTTCATCACTCATATTCACATCTGTAGTATATACAGACTGACGATAAATAGGTTCATCATCAACTCTACAAATAACACCTGTACTACCTGCAATTTTAAGATTGGCTGAAGGGTTATTTTGATTAAAAGGTGTGAGAGCTTCCTTAATTACAATATGACCAGGAAGTACTTGACCATCTTTGTAGTTAAATGTAACTAAATCTTCCACTTTACCTTTTATTTGACAACTTCTAATTTGATTACTAACCCAACCATCAGCATTAATAGATTGCACAGATTGTTTAATAGAGATATATCCATACTCTGGATTACCTTCAAATACTCTTACAATGTTTCCTGTTTCGTCTGCAGATACATACACGTTTGATTTTGAGATTACTGTTTTCATTTTTTTTGATTTTTTAATGAATGTTATAAAATAAAAAACCCTCTAAGTTTAGAGGGTCAAGATGTTATAAATTATAAAGGTTTATTCGTTTTCTTCATAATCTATGTCTAAATCGGATATTTTTTCGATAGGAGGTACGTCTGTTAAGTCTGGAGGTAGTTCTGTGAAGGCATCTGATAGTTCTGTTTTATCTTGTTTATCAAGTATGGAACCAAACCAAGGGTTTTCTTGCACATCTCCATAATTATAAGCAATTAGATATTCAAGTTCTTCATCTGACATTTCAATGAACTGCTCTGTACTCATCTCTATTACCTTTCCATTAGGTAATTGATAAAGCATAAGCAAGTTTTTATATAATTAAAACTAATCTTATACTTACAGATTTCAAAATAATTTAGAAAATAACATGGATAATAGAGCTATATATTTTTACTATAAAATCTCTTTTTCCAATAAGCATTTGTTTTATTAATCTGCTCTTGTTTCTCTAATATTTTTTTCTTTAATTCTAAGTTCTCTTTCTTTAATTCGTCTACTTTTTTACTGTACAATAATTTTTTAATCCATTCAATCATAATTCACCCATTAGTTTTTTATAAAGATTAGAAAATCTACCTGAAAAATCTGAAGAATTTACTTCTTCTTCCATTACAGAAATTTCTATACTATCAACAAGTCCTTCATTATTGACAGTCATACCATTTCTTTTGATATCATACAATTTAACCTCATTGTTTTCTGCAGTATCGATAGTGATTATTAATATTTCCTTTTTAATAGGAATATCTCTAAAATCATTTTTTTCAAGATCAAAATCAGCACTTGTTTCTCTAAAATATGCTTCTGATGACCACAATATTGCAAAAGGTTTAAATTCTTTTCTAACTTGTTCTGCCATTAATGGAAATACGTTATTAATGAAGTTTTCTTTAGACTCATCAGACTCAAGAAAACTACCAGGAATAGGCATTTGTATCATAGCAGGAAAGTTATCAGATGTTTTATATGCAAAAATTGCAAAACTTGGAACTATATACCCATCTTTGATAAGAGATTCTTTAGTATAATTTAAATAATACTCTTTCATGTCATTAAAATGCTCATTCATTTTTTAATTTTTAGTATTTTATAGATTTCTCTGTAGGTATAATTTTACCAGAAGATATGTTTTTTTCATGCATGAAAATAGTCTTTAGAAGTACATTTAACTCTACTATTTGACTATAATCTATTCTGTTTGAAATTTTACCTTCTGTTATTTTATAACCATTGCCATCATCTAATAAACATAATAAAACTTCTCTTCTTGCATGAGAATTATAATGTTTGGCACCTGTTGTACATATTTTATATTCAGTGCCTTTATCAGTTTCATTTATGAATATATCATAATGATAGTCACTTTCATCATCAATAACTATATAACTAGGTTCCATTAGTTATTTCTTTTTAAGTTATATACAACTAATACTACTGCTGCCATAGCAATTAACCATAAAAATCCAAATGTTGTTGTGCTCATAGTTTTTAATCATTAAATGTTTGTGTACTTGTGTGTATTACCTCATAGACTCTTTTGTCTTCAGGTTTTGCTTTCTTTTTAAAAAAGTTATCAATTTTCTCATAGCAGTGATCAAATGAGTTTTCACTTGAAAATGTTGTTGTTGGTAATTCAATACCATTAATTTCTGGTTTGATTGTAACTTGAAATAAATAAGTCATTTTTTGATTTTTTGATTTACAATTTTTCTATTTCTTGTTTAACATCTCTCCAATATTGGATTAGATCTAGTAAAACACTACCTCTAACATCTAAATCTCTAATATCAAAGTTTAGAGTGTTAATAATCTCATCAACTGCAATAACAGCTAACTTTTTTGTAATGTCTTTCTCATAAGAAGAATACTCTTCAGAAAGTGTGTGTTCAATCCTAGAGTAGTAGGTCCACCATAGTTCTAGTGCTTTCTCTTTTGGTGTCATATGTTAGTTTCTTGGATTAATCATATTAATAATTTCATTATGACCTTTTAGTGCATCTTCATGTGATGTATATCTTCTTTGATATTCATTATAATGTCCTCCAAATACCATAGTTTCCCATAATACAGGAATTTCTGATTCTCCAAAACTGTGATCAGTTCCTAAAAATACTGTTGATACTAAGATATTACCAATATATTCCTGTTTAGTAATTTTCATTTCAGGATTGTCATATAATTTATAACTTTCTTCTAAAGTTACATTGTATGGTTTTTTATCACCATCAAGTAGATAAAATTTCATAAAATAAATTTAGTTAAAAAAAATAACCTGGTAATTATATACCAGGTTATCATTAGTACCTTAGACGGGAATCGAACCCGTACAACCATTTCTGGTTACAAGATTTTAAGTCTTGCGTGTCTACCAATTCCACCACCAAGGTTTAATTGATTTATCTTTTTAATAATTTAAATAAATAGATAAATGGATACGTTACTATAAAACTAATAATTCCTATTAGGAAAGAT